GTTGCTGACAATTTGCTTTCCCTTGCTCCGTATTTCTAAGTCGTCACTGATGAATAAAGGTGCCAAAGAACTGGATGACTGGAACCGGAATTCTTCGGGTGCCGTCGCGATAGGAATGACTAGGCTTGCAGGGGCTCCCTTTCTGAACGACCCAACTCCGTAGGGTTTCTGGGCGACAAGCTCGAAGCTCCCATCGCTAAACATTCCCCATGTCACGAATAGCTCCACGTCTTTCAGAACCGCATTCCCGAAGATGTCGTGTCGCAAATCACGCTCATCCCTCAATTCGCCCTGCATATAGGCCTCGCGGCGAGACCTATTGCCTCCTGCAGGGGCGAGACCACCTGTGAACGCATATTCCTTGAGGACGCGTACCTTCATATCAGTAGCCTCACTCACAAGCTGCAGACTTTCCTTCACATGCCTTGCTCGCCAACCTTGAATAGGATCGGATTCTAGAATTTTCCTTGCTTGTATCAGTAGTCCCTTTGCCCAGAAGGCACTGTCCTCCCATTGGTCGAATCCTCCGGCCTGAAAGGCTGCGTCGACTTTTGCTCGAGCCTCCTGCAGAACACCATGAAGCATATATAGGCTTGTGATGTCGCGTCGTATCAGTTTCTCTTCGAAAGGCTTATCTTGGGCATCCTGCATAGGCAGAACCTCGATTCATCCAGTCTGCAACTTTCTTGCAAACGTGCAACTTTTGCATACAAAAACTATATCACACGCATGTAGTTTCTCTAGATCACCAAGTCTCGACTGAGGTAAATTGGAAACTGGTGCAGGATCGAAAACCTGCACACATCTGTAATCTCTTTCTGGCGCAGTGGTCTATCGTGATTCTTTTCCGCTTGGGCAATCATGTCATTGTCGAACGAGAGTGGTGATAAAAGGCCGAGAGATTGCGAGATTCTTCGCAGCGGGTGTTATTGTTGCGTTGTGCAATGAGAAACAAACAATCATCGGTTAGAGTGACCATAGAGTGACCTAGACAGCGATGACGGATACTAAAGGGACCCCGAACCTGCATCTTTCCATCAAGGAGCCAACGATGAAGAACCGACTCGCCGCCATCATCCTCACGGCCATATGCCTCGCCTCGGCATGCTGGCTGCTCACCCACGAAGGGTGGGCGCACCCGATCGGCAACACGATCGCGCTCATGCTCTACGCGGCGTCCGGCTGCAGGCTCCTGCATCCCAAGGCGCTCGCATGGATGCTGGGCAATCTCATGCTGCCCGGCGAAGAGGAGGAGCGATGAGCGAGGCGAAGATCCTCGAGCACATGGCCATGATGAGCCAGCTGCGCGAGCAGGGCGTGCGCGCCCAGCCCACCAGGCTCGCCCGGCGCGACCTGGCCAAGCAGCTGGGCATCAAGGCTCCCGGCAACCAGGTGCCGATGAACGAGCGCGAGGCATGGACGCTGCCCGAGGCGGCGGACGTGTTCGGCCTGGACTACCACGCGCTCCTCATGGACGCGAACCGGGGCGTCCTGGCCACGTTCAGGCCGCGCACGCCGAGAGGCACCCGTGGATGGCGGCGCGTGAACCGCGCGGCCATGGAGGACTACCTGTCCGGTCTGGAGGCGGAACGGTGAACGACACGATCATCCGCGCCACCGGGCTGCTGTTCGCGATCGGCGCGCTGGCGGTCGGGCTGCACGCCGCGCACGCAGCCCAGGCCGGGCCATTGCTCGGCTCCCTGTTCCTCGCGATCATCGCGATCGAACTCATCGGCGGACCCTACACGAAGGAGGACAAGTAATGGCCAAGGATCCCAATCTCATCAGCTTCAAGGGGCGTCTGGTCAAAGACCCCGAGCTGAGAGCCACGAAGAACGGGGTCAGCGTATGCGACTTCGCCGTGGCAAGCTCGGGACGCTCGAAAAGCAGGACGGGGGAGTGGCAGGACGGCGAGCCCACCTACTGGGAGTGCGAGGCATGGCGCGAGCTCGCCGAGCACATCACGGACTCGCTGCATAAGGGCAGCGAGGTCATCGTCCAGGCCCGGCCCAAGCCCGGAGCCTACACGAGGAACGGCGTCGAGATACGCACCACCACATGGATCGTGGAGGCCATCGGCCCCTCGCTGTTCGGCGCGATCGCCAGCATAACCCGGACGGCGCGCGGCGAGCATCCCGCGCCCCCGCGCCATTCCAGCGGGCGGGCCATCGCCTCGCAGCCCGAAACGCCGCCAAACGACCCGTACGCGGACCCATACACGGATCAGGGATTCGACCCCTGGCAATAAGGAGCAGTCACCATGTCCAGACTCTCGAACGCGCAGCTCATCGAGCTATGCGCCATCCCATACAGCATGCTGTCGCCCGGGCAGGGGCGAAACGCCCGCAACTACAAGCGGCGCGTCATGGACAGCGAAGCCATGAGCATCGAGGCCGAACGCCTCCTCGAAGACCAGCCCCAGCTCTCCATCACCAAGGCCTACTACGCCGTCATGAACCTCGCCAAGCCCGCACAGCCGCCACAGCCCGAACCCGCGCCAGCAGAGCCGACGCCAAAGGCCGAACCCGCACGCGACCCAGCGCCCGAACCCGAAGCGGAAGCACCGCAGCAGCCCGCCGAGCCGGAGGCGCAGGAGCCCGCGCCGCCTGCCGGCATAACGAGCCCGGCCGACATGGGGAACGAGCCGCTGGTCAGGTTCCTTGACGATTGGCCGGACGACCTGGTGCAGGCCAAGCCGCTATGGAACGGCAGATGGATGCAGGTCGCACGCGCGCTCAAGGCGCATGCCGGCGGCAGGCCGGCCGTCATTGCCGAGAACCTGACGCGCCGGAGGGCGTTCGAGCTGCGCCGCAGCATCCGCCTGGGCAGATACCATGCGTTCGCCCCCGCGGGAGCGTTCCAATGCGAGATCAGCCATGACGCCCGGCATGACGGCCGGTACCTCATCGTGGCATGCTACACGGAGGAGCGGGACGCATGAGCGGGCACGTCATCACCGTCGAGATACCCAAGGCCCTGTGGAAGAACGACAACGGGTCGCACGGCGGCTGGCACGCGCACAACCGGCTCATGCAGACGCTCAAACGCCTCGGCTGGGCGCACGCCGCCGCATGGCGCAACGAGCACGAGCGGGCCGCGTTCGAGCACTGCAGGCTCGACGTATACGTCCAATACCCGCCGCGAGGCCGGGCCAGAGCCGACCCGAGCAACGCCGACAACATCGGCAAGCCCATCATCGACGGATTCACCAAGGCCGGGCTATGGCCCGACGACAACTGGCAGCACGTCGAAGGCCCCTTCTACCGGATGAGCCGCACCATCGCCCCGCCAGGCACGCACCGGCTCGAATTCCACATCACCCCGACCGCAAGCGCAGGCAACCAATGAGCAGGCACAAGCACCGCCGCCAAAGCATCGAACACCAGCGCCAGCAGGCACGCCGCAAACGCCGCCCGCACGCCCCCAACGCCCCCAACACGCCCAGCATCAGCACCAGCACCAGCACCATATCCGCCGACCTCATCGAACGGCGCCAGACCCAAGGAGCAGTGACCCGCAGCCAATGAGCATCACCATCGTCGACATCCCGCTACGACAGCTCGAACCCAACCCCGACAACCCCCGCAAGAACGTAGGCGACATCACCGACCTGGCCGAAAGCATCAAAGCACAAGGCCTCAAACAGGAACTGCTCGTCACCCCCGCCGGACAAGACAAGAACGGCGCGCCACGATACCGCATCGTCATCGGCCACCGACGCTACGCCGCAGCCCAACAAGCCGGATACGAGCACCTCTCATGCAAAATCGAGGAAATGACCCCGCGCGAGGAACGCGAGATCATGCTCATCGAAAACACCCAGCGCGCCGACCTGACCACCATCGAAGAAGCCGACGGCTACCAAGGACTCCTCGACCTCGGCACCGACATCAACGAACTCGCCAGGAAAACCGGACGCAAACCCGACTTCGTGCGCCGCAGACTCAAACTCGCCCGAATCCCCCAACTCACCCGAGACCTCGCACCCGACTTCCAACAGCTCACCCTGCAAGACCTCGACGCGCTCGCCGAATTCCAGGACGACCCCGACGCCCAGCAGGCACTCGCCCGCACGGCCGGCACCAACAACTGGCAGTACGAGCTGAGACAGGCCCGCCAGGAGCGCGACGCGAAGGCATGGAGGAAAGCAGCCAGCGAATACATCCAGCGCGCCGGCCTGAAGACGCGCAGCATCACAGACCTCTGGAACAAGCCCGCCGGCTACGACTACCCAAGCCTCCTGCGCGAGGCGGACGGCAGCTTCGAAAAGCAATGGAAGCAATGGGCCAAGGACGGCCACAGCCCCGACACCATCATCGGCATCACCCGCAAAGGCGATATCAGCCTGCTCGAACCCGCCACGAAAAACGCCGCCAAGGAAGCCGAACAGGAAGACCAAGCCCGAAAAGAGAGGAAAGCCCGCGAACGCGAGCGCATGAAGCTATTGCGCGACTTCCACGCCACCACTCTGGACCTGCGCTCGCAATGGATACGCAAGACCTCGGCCACGTGGAGAGCTGAGAGCATGCGCCCGGCGTTGCTGCTGCTCGTGGAAGGCGAGATCCTGGGCGATTCGGACTACTCGTTCGCGAACGTGGGCGGGGACTCGAACTGGGAGGACAAGGTCATCATGGCGTACAACCGCATGGCCAAGACCCCATTGCCGCGCACCGTGAAGGACATCGAGCACGGCGTATACCACCTGAACTGCGAGCAGAACATGAACGAGCTGCGCGAACGCATCCGCAAGCCCGGCACGCGCATCCCGCACCTGCTCCTGCTGCTCATGGCCCGCCAGGAGGCCAACATCAACGCCAACGCATGGGCCAACCGCGAATACCGCAACAGCCTGCAGAAGCTCAACGCCTACTACCAGGCGCTCGAACAGCTCGGCTACCCAGTCAGCGACAAGGAACGCGAAGCGCTCGCGGGAAGCCTGACCGACGAGAGGCGGGGGACGGAATCATGATGACGGACGACAGGGAGCGAATAGAGCTGCTGCGCCGGCGGTGGGCGTCCGGCAGCGGCGAATTGGAGCTGATCGGCTCGCAGCTCGAACTGCTGACCGCCATCGTCGGCAAGCTGCGCGACAGCGGCGCTCCGGAGGACGTGCTCGAGGACCTGACCCGGGCGATCGGCAGCCTGAGGGACGCGAGGCACGCGGCCATATCGGCCAGCCGTCGCCTATGGCTGCGAGTGGAGGACATGCCATGAGCCCGCGTCTGACGAACACCATGATCGAGACGCTGATAGGCATGCTCAACCGCAACGCCTACCCCGCCGATCGCAACAACTCCCGCACCTTCCAGGCACTGGAGGAGCGCGGACTGATCCAACCCGACTACGACGGCAACTGGAGCCTGACCGACACCGGCCACCAGACCGCCCTCAAACTGCTGAAGAGGTAACCCGATGAGCATCATACTGGTAGGCAAAGCGCAAAGCACGCAGCTGCACGGGGACAGCACCGCCAAGCTCCTGCTGCTCACCCTGGCCAACTACGCCAACCACGAGAATCAGGCATGGCCCAGCATCCAGCGCCTGTCAGGAGACATCGAGAAAAGCGAACGCACCGTCCAGCTCGCCCTGAGAAAACTCGAACAGCTCGGCCTGATCTGCCAAGGCAACCCCATATGGGCCAAGGCCCTGCCCAAAGGCCAGCGCCCCACCGTCTACGAGATCCTGCCCAGCCGAAACAAGCAAGACGACAGGAAGCGCCGTGCAGGGGTGCATCCAGCTTCACCCCTTGTGGACGGGACCCCAAGCGAACAGACCGGTGCAATGGGCTTCACCCCCACCGGTGAAGCCCATTGCATCCGGGGGGTGAAACCCAGCGCAGGGGAGGGGTGCAATACAGCGTCAATAAGGGGTGAAGCCCATTGCACCCAAACCGTCATAGAACCATCACTAGAACCGTCAGGAGAGAGTACGCGCACCCGCGACACCACAGCCAGACCCAGCGACCAGACCGAACAGCGCACCCTGCGCCTCCTCGCCCTCACACCCAGCCAAGACCACCAGGCGCTCGCCGACGAGTACGGCCTCGACTTGGACTGGGAGCTGGGCAAGTTCCAGGACGACTGCCTCGCCAACGGCAAGCCCCCGCACGACCCCGACCGGGCCTTCAGCAAATGGCTCAAACGCGGACGCGAACTCGGCATCGGACGCCCAGCCGCGACGCCAAGCGCCACGACCGGCGCTGCCGGCACCGCGTCGCCGGACGGGGAGCTGAACCGCAGGGCCCGCAAGCTCCTCGAGACCAGCACCCCGCTCAAGCACGTGCAGCCCGACCTCGCCGAGCGCATGCAGTGGCTGCCCCAAGTGCGCCGCATGCTCGCCGAAGGCGACGAGCCGGCCCATATCGTGCAGCTCATCGTCCAAGCCGCCGCCGACTGGAAGCATCCGGCGAGCGCCGACGAGCTGGACAGCATCGCATGAGCCGCGTCTACCAAGCGATCGACTGGCAGCGCAAGTCCCTGGGCAGGCTGCACGGGATGCGCTTCATCGCCATCACCCGAACCGGAGCGACCCTGGACAGCCGCCTGTGCCGGCCATGCCCCTCGGCGGCATACCTCGTCGACACGGACGGCTTCGCCCCGATCATCAACCGGCAGCATGACGGCACGCTCAGCCTCGACACCGAATTCACCTCAATCCAGATCCTCAAGGAGCAAGCATGAACACCACCAGAATCAGCTACGGGCACGACCAGCTGGGAGGCGACTGCATCCGCATCCAGCAAGGCCATGACGTCATCGCGCTCACCGACCGCACGCTCATGCCCGGCCTGCTGATCGACGCCGGATACGGCCACGACGCCCTCGTGCAGCTCACGCTCGACCAGGAGCACATGACCGCATTGCGCGACTTCCTGAACAAGCTCACCGAGCAGGAGGAGGAACGGCAATGAGCGAGAACAACCCGATCGTCCCGCTGCCCGGCATACCCAAAGTCAGAGCCATCGACCCGGACGGCACCATCGTGGCCGAAGGCTGGTACGCCTACCACATCAACCGCAGCATCAGCCCGCTAGGCGGCCACCTCAACCCCGAGGACGTCGACCAATGCATCATCAGCGACGCATTCGCGGACTGGAACCTGCCGCAAGCCATCAGATGCCAGAAGATCGCCCCACCCACCCGCATCGAAATCATCAAGGAAGAAAACGAGACAAGCACGGCAAGCGAGGAAGCGGCCCGCCGCTACCCGCCGCAATACTGGCCCGGCCACGAGCCAGACGGCGCGCACCCCGGCAAGCTCATGTACCTCGACGGAATCACAACCGACGACCTGCAGACAGCATTCGAAGCCGGCGCCGAATACACCCTAAACGCCATGACCCAAGACAAAACCACCCCGTGCCCGCAAGGAAACAACTCATGAGAGTGCAGATCACATTCAACGCAGAAATGGACGAAGGCCCATCACTCGACCAAGTGACAGCGCTCATCGAAGCCGCAGGATTCATCGCCCCAGCCTGCACCGGCATAGAAACCATCAAGGAGGAAGCATGAAGGTGCACGAACTTGCCGCGCAGCTGGAAGAGCTGGAAATACGAGGCTACGGCGACAGCGCTGTCACATTCGGCGCAGAAGACGAGCGCGAGCGGATACACGCCGTGAACATCGCGCCGGACGACGTCATCGAACTCGCATCGGAAGAGCTGCAATGAGAACAACTACCATCATCACCGCGAAGATTCGTCCCGACATCTACGAGCTGATCCGCGCCGGCGAGAAACAATTCGAAGTGCGAACCGAAAGCTTCCAGAAAGCCGACTACATCCGGTACACGGCATTGGACGGCACCACGCTCGGCATCCACCCGATATACTCCACATCAAGCATCATCGATCCCAGCACGGGAATCATAGCGCGCATAGCCAGCATCAGCCCGCACGACGCGCACAACCTCAAACTCACCAGCGAGAACCGACTCTTCATAGCCCTCATCGGGCCAGCAACCGACATGTTCACAGCAAACCCAACAGCCGAACATACCGCGCCCGCGGGAAGGATGAAGCAATCATGAACGGACAAATTACCGTGCAGGCTTGGCTGACATTGAGGAAAACAAGCGTCGGCATCAGGATCGCGAAAACCACGACCGAAAGACCCCAGTTGCAACCGAACGAGACGGCCGTGAAAATCAAACTCCTTGTGCCAACAAATATCGTAGATGCCGCGCCGGCCATCGCCGCCACCATCACCGAGAATGATCTGGCCAAACCGGACATCCAAGCACAAATCGAACCACAGGAAACAACAACGGCGCTCGCCGACAACATAATGGATGACGATGCCGACTAATCGGCACATGAAAAAAAGAGGCAATGAGATAATGATGACGGGCCTGATGCCACGAATTCCGAACAGCAATACTAGAAGAGGGAAGCGTCATGGCATCAGACACCCATCATTCGGCCCGCGAGCGATTCCACGATGATCTTCTCGCGCTGAAGAACGGGTATGGGACATTGTGCCTGATAGCCGCGAAGCAGGCCAGCGTCGTAGCCCGGCAGTCCGGGCATGGGACGCGCAGCGTCGCGCCGATCCCGTTGAACATCGGGGCATGGCAATTGAAGCAGGACATCATCAGGCTGGTCGCGGCCATGGCGCATTCCGTGGGGCTTCGATACCGGCATGCCGATCCCGCGACGCTGCTCAAAGGCGTCATGCGCATGGAAGCGAAGCTGCTCGCACGGCCGGACGCCAGGGCGATCGTCGAGCTGGCGCGACAGGCGGCCGTGCGTCTGGACGGGATCCTCAACCCGCCGCCGGACAGGAAGATGATAGGCCCGTGCCCGGCGTGCGGCCATGAGCTGTGGTGCGACCCGATCGAGCTGAAAAGCGGGTACAAGGCGTGCGACAAATGCCTGGGCGAATACCGGATCAAGGACGTGCAGAAGGCCAGCATCCTGCGCATAGCCGTCGGCGGGGCGCGTGGCACGGCTGCATCCATCAGCAGGCTCGTGCGCCCCTACGGGCTCGACATCAAACGCAACACCATCACCCAGTGGCACGCGCGCGGAAAGATCGAAAGCATAGGCGAACAGGACGGCGACCCCGTGTTCCTGGTATGGGACGTATGGCTGGCCTACGGCGAGCGCAGGCAATAGACCGGATCGGGCTGTCACCGATATTTGACAAACGCCGTCTGTCACCGTATACATGCATACAGTTGGTTATTTCCATGAATGGAGACCAACATCATGCCATTCGGCTTCAATGATCTTCAGGCGTTGACGAGCTGGTGGGCGCGCTGGTAGGAGATGCCCAGCGCCGTGCCGATGTCGCGGTATGGCATTCCCGAGTCATGCAGGCTTCGGATGGCGTCGGTCTGCACTTTGGTGGCGCGTTCCTCCAGATCGTGCGCTTGGCGGCGGAACTCCTTCATGGCGTCGAGCTTGGACTGCACGTCTGCCGGCAGCTCGATGCGCACGTCGAGCTGCGGGTTCTTCACGTCGTCCATGATCTCGATGAGATCGGATGCCATCATGTTCACCTCTTTGAGGTTCCTGGCCATGGTCACTCGGCCGACGGCGGGCACGCGGATCTCCCATGCGTCCTCGTCGGGGGTGACGATCACTTCGTAGCTCATCTCCACCAGTCCTTTCCTAGCTTCGCTTCGCATTCGCGGTAGATGTCGCGCGTGGTGCTTTCGGGTATGTCGTTGTGGCGCGGGATCGGGATCATCATGCCGTCGAGCAGGTAGATGTCGTGGTTGCCGCCCTTGCGTGCGGATTGCCCGAATTCGAGGCCGTTGGCCTTGGCCTGTTTGCCGATGCGCCTGATGATTGCTTTCCGGTTCGTCATACTGTAAGTCTAACACTAATAGACATAACTTGTCAAATGCAAATAGACAGAACTTCGAAGGGGTTTGCGGTCATGGCGAAGGCGAGGGTGCGCAAGTCTGGGCGCCAGTTCGAGAAGGACCGCAAGGCGTTCTTCGCCCGGTGCAGGGCGGAGCATAGGGTGTGCTGGCTGTGCGGCATGCCGATCGACTACGAGGCCGGGCAGAACACGAGCGACGACTCGTACAACCTCGACCACCTGTATCCCGTGAGCAAGCGCCCCGACCTGCAGCACGACCCGGCCGGGTTCAGGCCCAGCCACACCAGCTGCAACAGGCTCAGGGGCAACAAGGACCCGGCCCAGCCGCTCGGCATGCTCACCCGGCAATGGATCCTCGACGACCGGGAATAAAAATTAAGTAATTTCCATCAGAAAAAACATTTTCCGCGAATCCCGGCAAGGGTAGGGGCGGTAGAATCCTGATTCCGCTTCAGGCCGGCGCACCTATCGCGTGCCTGGTCTTCCTCTCTCCGATGGTTTTCTGATATTTTCGTGCGAATCGACCGACCGGCCTGCTTCCTTGCGTTTCTGCTCGTTATATGCGATTGATGCCTGGACGATTGACGGGAAGTGTTGGCATGGGTACTCGTTATGGGCGGCTCAGAACCGCTGTCGAGCGTTCCATACACGCGCTGAAGACCTCCGGCGATCTTGATCTGGAACGTCAAGCGGCGATGCTGTGCTCGGTGCGTTATCAGGCCGACATGATCGACTCCAGCAAGGGGCATGTCGGATACAACGATTGGCGGACGTTCAACTCGACGTGTTCGGCGCTCGGATTCGACCCAGTCAAGACCGCCACGGCGGCGGCCGCGGAGCCGGCGCAAGTCAATCCGCATAACGACATGCAGGAGTATCTTTCGAAATTCGGGTGAGGTGAGCCATGGCCACGGATTGCGTCATCGAAGGCGAGATGCGCGACCGGACTCATGGCATCACGACGCCCAGGGTGTTCACGCCCCCGCTGCGCCCGCTGGATAAGACCACGAGCAATGGGTATGCGGTCATCGCGTTCGCGACGATGGTTTTGCACGTGCACCTGTACCCGTGGCAGTGCTGGCTGCTGATCCACGCTTTGGAGCTGCTCGAGGACGGCTCCTACCGGTTCCGTCGCGTGATCGTCCTGGTCGCCCGGCAGAACGGCAAGACCACAACGATGGGCGTCCTGGCAGCGTGGTGGCTGTTCGTTGACTCGCAGCGTCATCCTGACAGGGTGCCGCCAATCAAATTCATGGTCGTGGGAGCCGCGCAGACGCTGGATAATGCGCGCGGCCCCTATGACACGGTGAAATCCTGGTGCAATCCGGATCCGGAGACGGATGAGGAATCGACGCTGGCGATCGACGCCCTGCAGCACATGGTGCAGAACATCCGCAACACGAACGGCGAGGAGGCGATCGTATGCAGGTCGAAAGCCAAGTACATTGTCCGCGCCGCGAACAACATCCGCTCCAAGTCCGCCGCTCGCGCCATGTTCGACGAATTGCGCGAGCAACACAACCATGACGGGTGGAATGCCGTGAGCCAGATAACCAAAGCCGTATGGAGCTCCCAACTATGGGGGATCTCAAACGCCGGCGACTATCGTAGCGTCGTGCTCGCCAAGCTCAAAGACACGGGGCGATCATTGGTCGCATCGTGGAATGAGTATGTGGAGACCGGGATTCGTTCGGCCGAGGAATGGGCGAACGGCGAGGACGCGTCATTCGGCTATTTCGAATGGTCGGCGATCGACGGCTGCGAACTGGACGATCTGGACGGCTTACGCCAGGCCAACCCGTCCATGGGCTACGGCCCCATGACCTACCAGACGCTCAAGGCCGATATCAACGGCATGACCGAAGCCTCCTACCGCACCGAAGTGCTATGCCAGTGGGTAACCGCCGACATCAAGCCCTACCTCGACCCCAAGCAGTGGAAGCACGGCATCGACGCGCATTCCATGATCCCCGACAGCAATCGCGTCGTATTGGGCATCGACACGTCGAGCGACCGATCCACCACATACATTTCCGCCGCCGGATTGCGTTCCGACGGGCTGCCTCATGTGGAGTGCATAGCCCGGCGTGACGGCATGCTGTGGGTGCCTAAATATTTGAAGCTGCTGCGTCAACAGTGGCCCGACATCCATGAGGCCGCGATCCAATCGAAAGGCTGCCCCGCCGTCGATTTCGTCGAGCCGCTGACCGAAGCAGGATGGACGGTCCACATGATCGAAGGATTCAAACTCGCCGCCGCGTGCGGACGATTCAAGGACCGAACGCGCGAGAACAAGCTGCGGCACCCGCCTCAGCCGGCGATCGAACAGCAGGTATCGGCCGCGATTACGAAACGCCTGGGCGAAGTCGAAGTGTGGAATCGGGCGAACAGCGCGATGCAGACCAGCGGCCTCATAGCCGAATCCAACGCCCTGTACACCCTCGAAACCAGCGACGGCGAACCCGAGAAACCCAAATACCAGCCCAGCATCGGCGTCAAAGTCAGATTCGCATAACCCGTGAAGGAGGCATGACATGGGATTGCTCGACCGCCTCCTGCACGGGCCGGCGCTCGCCAGCCTCCGCTCCTACGCCGACCCGGCCAACATGGGCGCCGCTCCCACGCCGGTCACGCCGGCGACCAGCCTGAGCAACGTGGACTCATGGCCGAGCGACATGCAGCTCGAGCAGAGCATGAACGGCCTGTACTGCCGCGAATACGCGGTGCGCACCGTGGTCGACTTCATCGTTCGCAACATCGCGTCCCTCCCGCTGAAGGTCTACAGGAAGGACGCCAACGGGGATCCGGTCGAAGTCGACTCGGGCAGCTTCCACCAGCTCATGAAACGGCCGAGCAGGATGCCCGGCGCGAGCCGCTACCGGTTCGTGCAGCGTCTGCTCGAAGACATGCTGCTCGAGGACAAGTGGCTGTGCATGCTCGGCCTGAACGCGGACGGCACATACAGCCTGCGCCGCATGCCGCCCGGCTCCTACCATCTGAGCGCCAACGCGTTCGGCGAGATCCAGCAGGTGCGCATCGACGGGCATGGCGTCATCCCCGACAAGACCTACCCGCTGCCCGACCCGCGCATCATCCTGGACATCGGCTACGTCTCCTCCCTGCAGTTCGGCTCCCCGGTCTCAAGCGTGCTGCAGCCATTGCTCGCCGAATCCCGCGCGCTCATGAGATACCGGGAGAACATCGCCAAAAACGGCGGGCAGATCCCCGGCTACGTATTCCGGCCCAAGGAAATGCCCTGGCCCAGCCAGGACGAATACGACGAATTCACGCAAGGCATGCGCAACTACACGCAGTCCGGAGGCCAGGCCGGCTTCATGCCCACGCTGAAGGACGGCATGGAGATCCGCGCCGTCGAGAACATCTTCAAACCCGTCGACATGAACGACCTCGAGGCCCGCACCAACATCAACATCGCCGTGGCCACCGCATTCCAGATCTCCCCGGAGAACATCGGATTCCGCACCGGCACCAACTCGAACATCGCCGCCTACAAGGAGAAGCTATGGAACGTCGAACTGCTGCCCTACATCACCGCCTTCGAAGAGGCATTGAACCTCACGCTCCCGGACGCCGTGGGCGAGCCTGACCGCTACGTCAAGGCCAACCTCGACAGCAAGCTGCGCGGCACGATGGAAACCCAGTACCAGGCGCTGTCCACCGCGACCGGCCGCCCGTTCATGACCACCAACTACGCGCGACGCCTCCTCGACATGCAGCCGGTCGACGGCGGCGACCAGCTCGTCACCCCCATGAACGTGGAGGCCGGCGGCCAGCCCAGCCCGCAGGACGGCGGCCGCACGCAGAACGCGCAGACAGGCAGCAGCCCCAACGGCAAGACCGGCGAAGCGCTCGCCATGTTCGACGAATTCAAACGCCTGCACCGATACGATGCAGGATTCCAGCATGAATGGGATGCGATGAAAGGACAATCCGATG